TTAGTAGTTTTCCATGATATCTGCCACATTTGATTTCATTTTCTTGGTAACATGGGTGTAGATTTGGATAGTTGTTTTGGCATCTGCATGCCCCACACGGTCCATAATAGCTTTTAAAGGGACATTATTCTCAGCTAGACGGCTGACAAGGGTATGACGGAAGATGTGGCTGGTTAGGTTTTTTTGAATTGGTTTTTCAAGTCGTTCATTCGCTTTTTTAAGAGCTAGGTTGAAAGAGTTTGTTTGCATCGGTACACCATTCTTGGTCGTAAAGATGTAGCCCATATCTTTATATCGTGGGTTGGTATTTTTTTCTAACTCATTCATAAATTCAAACTCTTGAATAATTTCCATTTCTCGTTTGGTCATGAGTGTTTCACGGTATGAAGCGACGGTCTTTGGAGTTGTTTTCTCGCCATTGCGATAGCCTTCAGTATGATCATAGGTTCCATGGAGTTCCAATTGCCTGGTCTCGAAATTTCGGTCTTCAGGCTCAATACAGATTAACTCTCCAATTCGACAACCGTTCAAGCTCATAAATTCCCCGGCTAACCCAATCCGGTATGTGCTAGGTCTGCGACAGAGTTCTTCAAGTAGTGGTTTTATTTCGTCTTCCTCAAGATATTTTTCTTCAATCTTTTTCCAATCTTCCAAGGTCTTTTTAATTCGTGGCAGTTTGGCCCTTCTTGATGGATTTTCCTTGATGATGTCCAGATCGACTGCATAATCAAAAGCAAGGTTCAACAGGGATTTGTTACGCTCTTTCTTGTTTCTGGAGCAATCCAGGTTGTCTAGGTAATTTTGGACGTATTTTGGGTCAATATCGACTACTTTGACGCCAATGCCGAAACTCTCTCTTATTTCTTTAATATTGCCCTTCAGAGAAGCGATAGAGGTACGTTTGATTTCTTGTTGGTAAAAATTCCACCATTGGTCAAAAAGGTCTGTGAATAGCATTTCCGATGTTTTGAGCTGAGCTAATCTTTCTGCGATCCTTTGTTCAAGGATTTTTTGAGCTTGTTTTTGTGCCCTGCTTGAATTGCTTGTTAAAATAGTAGCTACTCTTTTCCAAGTTCCAGTGTATGGATCTTTGAATCGTTCAAAAAATTTATATCTACCGTCTGGAAGTTGTTCATCCCACATTGATTTTACCTCATTTCTGTGTTAAAATGGGTACAAAGAAAAGGGCTTTTTAATGCCTAATTCTTTATACAAGTTGCCTTACGCTCGGACCGGCCAAAGTTGAGCGTAGGGCTTTTTTTTTATTTACCGAACCAAATAGGAAATGCTATGCCAGCTAAAGCAACAGTAATCCCAATTGCCCAGTACATGAATTCTTTTTTATTTTTTGCTTGTTCTTCTAACCGTCTATTTTCTTGGGCTAAAAGCATATTTTCGATGCGACGTTCAAAATTATCGAATTTTAAATCAACCTGTTTAAAACCGTCGTCCATTCTTTGTTGAATATTTTCAAATTTTAAGTCAACCTGCTTAAAACCGTCGTCCATTCTTTGTTGGATATTTTCGAATTTTAAGTCAACCTTTTCAAATCCATGATGAATATCAGTGCTAATTTTATCGAACTTCAAATCAATTTCAGATTTTGTGTATGTTTCTTGTGGCATAATAGATTTCTCCTGTTGTTTTCCTGATTCTATTATAGCACTAGAAGGCTGAGATGAAGGATATTTTTTCTGCAACTTTTTATATCCTTCCAAAATTTTCTGTGATACAGGCTTGTTATTGATATTGGATTTTACGCGTATTGGTTTGCTTTCAAAACTGTAGACATCATAGCGGGTCTCACTAGGTTGCTTGGTCTGTATGTTGATAATTTTGCTACTGTCAATATTTAAATTTTCGTTAGTCAAAATTGGTATCCTCCAAAAAACTAAAGTATCTACTGAATTGATGGCATACATTTGCCCCTTCTAATAGGGCAAATTGGAGTTTATAATCTCCTTGCTGGCTTAACAACCATTTAAAGTCAAACGAGATGCTGGATTTTCCAATTCCGTTGTTTAGCTGTACTATACTAGTTAAATCTATATTGACATTGATCGCTAGCAGAGTTTCTACACTTTGGTCTTTAGAGTATTTAGAAAATATTATCAAAGAATATTCTTTCTGAGGATTGATATTGAATAATTCTAAATCGCAGTACAAATTTATAGCGGTTGGGAAACGATTGAAATAGTTGGTCGTAGCAATATCACGACCATTTATATCAGCAATTCGTACCGATGAAATCTTCTCCTTGAAACTATCAAATTCTATTTGGATGCTTACCATATTCTTTCTCCTTAACTAACCAATTTATAAAATTCTTCTTGTATCATTCGCTCGCCCCAGCTTGTTGCGATCTTGTTGGTCTCAGCAAAGTAGAGCCAGTTGAAGTCATTCGGGTCGTACTTGCTAAGGTACTCCTTTAACAATTCCCTTATCATAAACCTGTCTGCTTGGTTTTCGTAAAGGAGGAGACAGCGTGAGTAGTTGACTGGATTATGGTTAATATGCCCCAATTCATGTAGTATCACACGTTCTCGCTCAGCTTTAGTGAGAGCAGCAGATATGTAGATAGTTCGCAAGTCTGGAAAATAAAGTCCAGGCCTATCCCACATATCGTCTGGATAAACAAATAATTTAACTTTGTATTCTTCTAACAGTTCATCTATCTTCACTAGCACTAACCTCCAAGGATAGCTCAATGATCTTGGTGATTTTCTCTACATCTTCATCCGAGAGTGGTTTGCCGTCGAATAAGACAACACGCTCGCGTAGGTTTGAAAGGTCGATTGTGGGAATGGGTTGGGGAGAGTTTTTGATTTCTCTTTCTCTCGGAACGTCATATCCCATAAGCCAAGCTTCAGATACATCTAAAGTCAAAGAAAGCAACGTCAATTTATGTTGGTCTGGTGATTGAATACCATTCACATATTGGGACAACGCACTTTTTCCCAATTTAATACCAAGTTGCTCTTGAAATGGTTTTGATTTCTCAATCACATCTACTTGTTTTAAATTTCTTTCCTGCATTATTATTTTTAGTCTCTCAGCAGTACTTTGTTGTCTCATATTCAATCACCCTCCTATTTTCTACTATAGTATAACCTTTCTTGAACAAAAGTTCAAGAAAAAAAGTTCAAAAAATATGAATTTTCTTGTTGACAAAGTTCATAGAGCATGATATCATGTAATCACGATAGAGGTTCATGATACATGAACTTAGGAAGGAGGATGTATATGAGCAATGATTACTCTAAATTATTGGGTAGGATTACAGAAAAGTTCGGCACACAAGCATGCTTTTCACAAGCTATGAAACTGTCAGAGCGTACTGTCTCGCTAAAATTGAACAACAAGGTTCCATGGAAAGATGAAGAAATAGCTAGAGCTGTTGAACTACTTGAACTTGATGCTTTAGATATTCCGGCTTATTTTTTTAAATACAAAGTTCAACAAACGTGAATTTATGGAACTACCCAACTAACAACATAGAAAGGAGAAAGCTATGAGCGAAAATACTGAATTGTTCCTAGGTATTCCAGAATTGACGGAATTGTTTGAAAAGCGTCATAGAATGAATAACCTAGAAGTTAAAATGCCTTATTGGGTATTAAAAAACCTACTCAATCGAGCAGGTTATCTTCCAAAGGACGAGGCAATAACAATTGTACCTCATCTAGCAAAGACCGAGATTTTTAATGAGTTCGTTGAACCGACAGGAACTCAAAAACAAATCCTTATGTGTCTAGTGAGTGACTTTCCAAGAACTTTAGAGCAGTCACTTTCTGAATGTCGTCATATTCCAGAGAAGCAAAGCCCTGTTCGTAGGAAAAGACGACCGTATCGCCGTCACTAAAGTTTACTTCAGTGGTGATATAAGTACCATTAGCAGTGTGAAACAAAAGTGCTACAGAATGTCCGCTGGATAGACTGTTAAGGTACGGGGCTAACTCAGTCTTAGTCATGAAATCACCTCCTTTCTGCTTTATTATAGCACAGGAGGTAACAAAAAAGCCCCTTGACAAAGTCAGGAGCTTACCAAAAATTACACTTAAATTATAACACAGAAAGGGATGAATTGCTATGACCAAAGCTGAAACGGTCAGAAAATATTTTATTGACAACCCAAATGCGACTGTAGAAGATGCAGTCGAAAACTTAGCGTCTGCTGGATTGGATAAACGTAGTATCAATATCAATTTGAAGCGTGATATTGAACGTGGAAATGCCATAGCCAATATTGACGGGACATTCGATTATTCTTTACTAACAGATGCGAAAATGAAGGCGGCAGACCTCTTAGCCTGGAAACAGGAAATTAGGCAAGCCTTAGTTGAGCAGTTGCTGGACGCTAACAAGGTTGAAACTGACAGCAATCAGATTCGTTTGAATGCTAAGGTCATCAATCAACTGCTTTCTGAAATTTAACAAGGAGGAAGTTACTATGCCAAAAGCTGAATTAGTTTACAGACCAGCTAAGCAATCTGAAAAAGCAGAAGCTGGCGACTATGAGCACCTTTGTCAAATTTGGGAAGGTTTAACAGTCGGAACGGCTAAGGTTTGGGCGGCAGAAATGCGTGAGCATCCGGACTTCAGGCAATATATTGAAAATCCAACTCACAGAATCGTCTTTATTAACTACGAAGGTTTCCGATTGTTTATCAAGTGGAAAAGTCGCAATCGATACAGACCAAAGAAAGAAACGTTGGCAGAAATGCTTGAAAATATCAAACGAGAAAAACAACTAGGAGCTTAGAATGACAGAAACATTTTTTGACGCTATTGCAAATGTATCAGTGTTTGCTCTGCCGATGCTAGTGGTAGCAGTTGCAGAACAGAGGAAACTGGAAAAGCAACGTAAGGAACGGGAAGCTAAATTGATTAGAGAACAACTAACAGCCCTGGCTTGTGAACGTGCAGTTGAAGCAGATCGCATAGCTTGGAAAAATCAAATTAAACAGTCACTTGCAAACTGGAAACCAATCAAGTTTGCTGATGAGGTACCAACTCGGACAGCTAGAAAGTGGGGCAGACATGCAGGGTAATCATACAACAGTTGAAATCAGTGTTGAAGAATATATTCAACTTCGGAACAAGGTGAACCAACTGCAAAGTGAAAATCGTTTTTTGAAAACAATCGTTGATTCAATCAAGGTTGTCATGAAAAATAGCGGAATGGTGAGGTAACGGAATAATGACTAGAAATAAGTTGTCAGATTTGAATGATCATCTGTTCATGGCGTTGGAACGCTTGGGAGATGAAGATTTAAAAGGTGAGGATTTGGACCAAGAGATTGAACGTTCAAAAGCATTGACCACGGTTGCTGGAAAGATTATTGATAACGGTCGTCTTATCCTGGATGCTCAAAAAACAGCTGCTGAATACAACGGTCGTCGAAATGTGAATTTGGAGTTGCTGAATGGCTAGATTGTTAACTGATGAACAACATGATTACTTTGTAAAGATTCAAAAAGGAAGAAGTGCAAAGGAAGTTGCTAAGGTAATGAATGATCAGTTCGGAGTCTGTTTAAATGCCAATCAAATCAAAAACTACAGAAGAAATCATGGACTGAAGAGTGGGTTGACAGGTCACTTTGAAAAAGGGCATTTTCCGCACAACAAGGGTAAGAAGTATCCTAATATGCCACCAAACAGCGGTCAATTTCAAAAAGGGAACAAGCCTCCAAACTGGGTACCTGTTGGAACGATTCGATATACCACAGACGGTTATCCGAAGCGCAAAATCGCAGAACCCAATGTTTGGGAATATTGCCAACGTGCTGAATGGGAAAAACACAATGGACCAATTCCAAGCGGTCATTCGGTTGTGTTTTTGAATGGTGACAAGACCAACTGGAACGTTTCAAACCTTGCTTGTTTATCTAAGAATGAAGTTGCGAGGATGAATCAAGATGGTCTATTCGCGTCCGATGCAGACTTAACAAAAGTCGGTATTGGTTATACAAAACTAAAAAATAAAATTATCGAGGTAAAAAGAAATGGCTAGTATTTATGAACTAACTGGAATCTTTAAGCAGATTGCAGAAATGGAAGGTATTGATGAAGAAACCAAGCTGGATACGCTTGAATCTATTGACTGGACGGAACAATTTGAAGAAAAGGTTGAAAACACCGTCAAGGTTATCAAAAATAAAGAAGCAGATGTGGATCAACTCAAAGAAGAAATTGACCGCTTAACCAAACGAAAAAAATCTATTGAAAATGACATCACACGACTCAAAACAGGGCTACAAGGTGCATTTGAAATCACTGGACATGAAAAAGTTAAGACTTTGCTATTTACCGTGAGCTTGGCCAACAATCAACCATCTGTGGTTGTAGATGAAGATCTGCTGCCTAAGAAATATTTTATTCAAACATTGAAACCAGACAAGACAGCTATCAAAGAGTTGCTGAAAGCTGGTAAGAAGGTCAAGGGTGCAGTGTTGCAAGAAAGTAGAAGTTTGAGGATTAGATGATGGAATTGATGAATAAAACTAGGATTACAGAATCCTTAGCAGTTGTTATCGGCCCACAGTCGGTAGATGTATTAACGACAGAAGGTTTTCAATTTGATGTTGCAATCAGATTTGTAAAAATTGATGAAACAAATCTGGACCAAGGGAATGAGCAACCGGTATTTACTCCAGAATATAAATTGGTGACTGTGGCTAAGTACAAGGAAAAACCGATCTTCGAGGACGAAGATGACCTCAAGAACTTTGAAAAACAATCCAAAGAAATAAGAACACTATTTGCATTTGCAAAAGCGAATAAACAAAATTGGTTCAATACTGCGTTATTTGAAGGTGTGTTGACAGAGAAGGTTGGTGTTTGATGAAAATCCTAGCAATTGATCCATCAAGCAACCGGATTGAGACATCCACAACAGGAATAGTCTTGCTGGATAATGCAGGTCTAGTGAGCTATTGGATAGTTCCGTTCGGTGCCAGGAATTTCAGTCGGTGGTTTCGTGAAGTTGGTCGTGACCTGGAATACGATGTTGTCATTGTGGAGGAGTACCAGGTACGTGACAATGATTATTCTCGCGATAACTCGGTTGCTGAAACCGTGGAAGCTGTTCAAGCCTGCTTTCCCAACGTGGAACTAGTTCGCAACGCTGGCTATGTGTCAGATATTCCTGATCAGTTACTTAGGGCGCTTGGTCTTTGGACTTTTGACAAATCACATCATCAGGATGTGAGAGCTGCTGCTCGATTGGCACTATTCTGGGCACAGAGAAAAGACATCGAGGAGGTTATTCAAGACATTGGAAATCGAATTACGCAAATGGCAAGCTGAGGCTGTGAAACGGAGTGACCGAGATTGTCCAGGAATTTTTCTGGAAGGTCTTGGTGGTCGTGGGAAAACTATCTGTGCCTTTGAGATTGCCAAGCACAAGGGTGCCAAGAAGGTCTTGGTCCTAAACAATCGGCTGTCAATCCTGAATGGCTGGATTGACACTCACAACAAGCTCTACTCACAAGATTTTCGGCTAGAAGCCATGACAGACAAGCGAATGCAGAATATCGTGGCAAACGGAGAGGTCCTGGAGTTTGATGTCTTAATCGTTGACGAGTGGCAGAATATGTCCAGCGAAGCTAACTATAAAGCTTACAAAAAAATCCGACGTGGATACTCGATTGGACTGTCCGCAACTCCAATCAGAAAGAAAGGTCAAAACTTCTATCCGCTAGAAAAAACAATCTTTGGCCAGGCGGTGCCAAACAATAAATTTGATTGGCAGAAACAGCACGGCAAGATGAAGTATGACCGTTTCAGTTATTCCAAAGAAAAGTGGGAAGACTTCCGTGACTATGAAAGTTATGTGTCAGGGTTACCAAATTTCTTCCGTTGGGAAGAGATTGAGGAAATCGAAGGAGCAGAGGAGAACAATGGCTTTGAAGTTATATTTGAGCCAATGTGGTGCCTGCCAGCAAATCCAGAAGAACTTGATCAACTTCGACGGTTGAACATTGTCGGAAAGAAAGGTAAGTATGCCATGGCCAAACAATCATTTGGTCGCAAGACTTTCGAGAGGTATCTGACCCAGACAGGCTTTGATGTGGATTTTCCAAAGCTTAAAGCGGTTAATGCAGATACCCCAATGTTACTTCAATTAGACCTCCTCTTGGCCAGACAGTCAGAAATGTTAATAGTCAGCAAGTCCAAGCAGATCGTTGAGGTTATCTATGAACGTCACCCTGAAATCGGTATTTGGACCGGTGATAAGAAAGAAGGACATGACAGGACCAACATGGTCGCTACTAGCCAAGTATTAGGAGTTGGGGTCGATGGGCTCCAGCACCGTTTTAAAACAATTGTAGTTCTGGATCCGTCCCAGCCTAGTGACGGAGATTATGACGACTATCGGCAACTTCTTTGGCGGATTACTGGTAGTCGTCAACAACACGACGTTAGGGTCGTAGAATTTTATTTTTAAAAAAACAAAAGGAGCAAAAAAAATGAAAATTTCAAACAAGTTAATCGTATTGCGTGAGAAAGAAAAGGGCTATTTTATGTCAGAAATCAAAAATAATCCTCATTCACTTGCAACGAAAGCAGGTTTTGTAGAAGAAATCCGTGGTGCCCTATCACTTCCATACGAGTATTATTTGAAACAAAAATCCGAAATTAAAGCTCTAGCGAAAATTCACGATTGTGAAATCATCTTGGTAGATGCTGAGTATACACTTACTTATCCAAATGGAGGAGATGTTTCTAAAATTACTCCAAAAGAATCAAATTTATTTGATGATTTGATGGAAGCAATCAAACAATTTTAAGGAGAATACATGACAGTAAAAGAATCGCCAATATTTGCAACCCTGTGCAGTATTCAGACAGAGCTGGTTGCCCCGAAAGGACAGTACAATTCTTTCGGAAAATACAACTATCGTAGTGCAGAGGATATTTTGGAAGCACTAAAGCCTTTACTCAAAAAGCATGATGCATCCTTGGTATTAAATGACGATATCGAACAGATTGGGGACCGCTACTATGTTCGTGCTACAGTAACATTATTTGCATGTGGCAGTTCAATCAGTGCTCAAGCGTCAGCAAGGGAAGAAGATACAAAGAAAGGAATGGATGGCAGCCAGATCACCGGAACTGCATCCAGTTACGCTCGAAAATATGCTCTTAACGGCTTGTTTGCCATTGATGATAACAAAGACCCTGATACGGACGAATATGCGAACCAAACTGGTAAGCAAGCACAAGCTCAAAAACCAGCGCAAAGTAAGCCTGCATCAAATCCGAAACAGAACCAGAACGCATCTGGCAGTGTTAAGTACATCACGGGAGCCCAGGCGAAGAAGCTCCGTGAAGACATCAAAAATATTGCGGAGGCTTCAGGCGGTCCGGTTAATACCGTTGGAGTGTGGTTCATTGGCCAGCTTGGCGTGGATAAAATCGAAAGTATTCCAGCCGACCGTTTGGAAGAAGCACAAGATCTGATTGCAAAAACAAAGAAAGCGAAAGGGATAGAATAAATGATAAATAATGTAGTATTGGTAGGACGCATGACTCGTGATGCAGAACTTCGTTACACTCCGTCAAACCAGGCTGTTGCGACTTTTACTCTAGCAGTTAACCGCAATTTTAAAAATCAAAACGGTGAGCGTGAAGCGGACTTTATCAACGTAGTCATTTGGCGTCAACAAGCTGAGAATTTGGCGAATTGGGCTAAGAAAGGTGCTCTGATTGGTGTTACTGGTCGTATTCAGACTCGTAACTATGATAACCAGCAGGGGGAACGTGTCTACGTTACTGAGGTAGTTGCAGAAAGTTTCCAACTTTTGGAAAGTCGTGGACAACAGTCGAATTCTCAAGACGGATCATTTGGAAATTCAAGCCCAATGGATATCCAAGACGAAGATTTGCCGTTCTAGGAGGTGCTAGATGGGGATGAAGAAAGCGGCTTTGGCTTATCAGAAAAAGGGCTTTTCGGTCATTCCTATAAGCCCTTCTAATAAGCAACCGATGATAAAATTTGCTGATAAACCGGCTATGACCGCACAGGAAATTGAAGATTTTTGGAGTCAGTATCCGGATAGTAATATTGCTGTCCGGACTGACAAATTCTTTGTAATCGATATCGACCTGCACGGCAAACATAATGGATACGAGAGTCTGGCCAATTGGGAACATCTCAATTTGATTACTCCGACACTGCAGGCGAAGACTGCCAGCGGTGGCAAGCATATCTTTTACTTTAAGCATCCGGATGTGTCCATGACGCAGATGATTGGTTTTCTACCTGGTGTCGATGTCAAAGCTCATCCAAATAATTATGTTCTGGTCGCTCCATCAAAAACACCCAAAGGGGAGTATGCCTGGGACTTGGAAAAGTCGAAAGAAGGCGGGACCATGGTCACTGCCAGTCGAGCGCTAGTCATGGCGATTAAGCAGGAGTATCTGAAAAAGAACAATCGGAGTGAACTTGATGACATCTACTATCAAATTCGGAATGGTGCTGGCAAGAGAAATCGGACCACGGAGGTCTTTGAAATGATTGTCAAAGGTTTTGGTGAGGAAGGTAGTCGAAACGATACGGCAGCCAAGTTTGCTGGAACATTATTGGCACGGAGTGTTGACCCAAACTGTGTATTGGAGTTGGCACGGATTGCGAATAATAATTCTGCTGATCCGCTAAGCGACAGAGAGCTTAGTCGGACAGTAGATAGTATGATTCAAAAACACATGAGGGGAGGTGGCAGTGATTGGTGATGTTGTAAATATCTCAATTAAACAATTTACCAGGACGAAGAAAAAGGTCCTTGACGAAAATGGAGAAAAGGTTGAGATTGATGCCATTGTGTCAGACAGTCCTCGAAACGTGCTGTTGGCCATGAAGAGTGATAACAAGCTCAATGACTTCCTCCGGCACAATGAATTTACTGGAGAACATGAGATTGTGGCCGATGTCAAATTGGATGCTATCAGCATGAGGAAAGGTCAGCTGCCCTCCGCATTTGAATCTTATCTAAGTGTTTACTTAGAAAATCATTTCAAGGTTGTGTTCAAGACCAGGGCTTTACAAGATGGTATTGAGGCATTCTTTGCTGAAAAAACCTATAATCCTGTCCAGGAATACATGGAACATGCCTATGATAGTTGGGACCACAAGGAACGCTTGAACCAAGTCTTTCAGACCTGGCTTGGCGCTGAAGACAGTATCTATGTTCAGAAAATCGCAGAAATGTTCTTTGTCGGGGCTGTGTCCAAGGTCTTCAATCCATGGGTAAAGTTTGACTACACTCTTGACCTGGTCGGTGGCCAGGGTGCTGGTAAGACAACATTCCTGCAAAAGATTGCAGTTGATTGGTACACGGATTCAGCTAAGGATTTCATGGATAAGGACAACTACGAGATCATGCTAAAATCCCTGATTGTCAATGACGATGAAATGGTGGCCAGCAGGAAGACGACCTTCGATGAGCTCAAGGCTTTTGTGACCAAGACCGATTTGACATTCCGTAGATCCTATGGTCGACGTGCTGAAAAGTTTCCCAAGAACTTTGTAATTGCTCGGACCAGCAATAAGGTCGAGTACCTGGGTGATAAAACTGGTGAGCGTCGTTTCCTACCGGTCTTGGTGGATGCAGCTAAACAATTCGTCAAGCCATTCGACATGACGGACAATGATGTCCTGCAGTTGTGGGGTGAGGCAGTTGCAATTTACAAAAAAGGCTTCACGTTGACCTTCGATGAAGATTTCGAGGATGAGCTGACAGTCTATAAGGAACGCTTTACGTATCGCGATGAGGCAGAAAACCAAATCTATGATTATTTGGATATGCTAGTTCCGGAAGAGTGGGAAAACATGTCCGTAGTTCAACAGCATCAGTACACATGGGCTTATTTCAACAATGGTGTATATCGGAATGATGCCGGTTTTATTTACGAAGGTGTCAAACCGCAAGAAAGTGTGTCATCGAAGCAGATCCTGAAGAATGTTTTTGACATCGATGTCGCCAAAGGAGATAAATTAGCTCGGAAGATTAAGCTGATTATGGACAACAATCAGGATTGGGAATACAAACAAAAAAGAGTCAATGGAAAAATGACTCGAGGATACTTCAGAAAAAATATTCAATAATTTTTGATGGTACACTTTCAGAAAATGATGGTACAAAACACGTCGACTGTACCATCATGTACCATCACTGTACCATCAATGATGGTACACCTATTTAAGCCTTGTGTATCAAGGGTTTAGGATGGTTTTAGCATACTGTAATTTTGTGGCATGATGGTACACCCCTAAACCATTGGTAGTATTGGGTTTGTAGGCTGTTAATATACCTCAGTACCATCAATTTTATAAATATTTAAGTTAATAAATATAGCAAGTGCTATAAAGCCCTGTATAATAGGATTCTTGATTTTTATAAAAAAAGTTTTTGGAAAAGTGATGGTACACATGGTACATGTTGATTTTATGCAAAAAAATGAATAAAAAGGAGTAAAAATGGCATATACAGTAACAGTATTATTTGATCACATGTTAGAAGATGAAACGCATTACTTCGAAAATGAAGCTGATGCTTTGAAATGTAAAGCAGGCCTGGAAGTTAGGTATCGAGGTCAGCGGTTGTACAGTGTGAAGATGGAGGAAGTCGAGTGAAAGAAAATGATCCATTGATTTTAGTGACTCTGTGTATTGTCATCGCTTTATTTGCAGCAGTGACAGAAGTCAAAGTATTGCGCGAACAAGTGAAAAGGCTGGAAGAACGTGAAACGGTTATTATTCACAAGGTTGATAATGCGGGCGTGACTATGGTTGGAAAAGTCACAGGGAAGGACATTATTGACGGTAGGTACTATGTAGAAATTGGTGCCTACGGCAAATTCTTAGTCACAAAGGGTCAGTTTGAAATGATCAAAATCGGTGATGATATTCCGGATTACCTACAAGGAAGGGGTAGTTAGAAAATGAAACCTATAAGATATCCATACTCAGGAAAGACTAAGATTGTCAGAAAAGAAATGCCAAGGTTTATTATGCTGAGTTATACAGCTTTTGATAGCAGGTTGGTTGATCATATTGACACAATGGTTCAAACCGGAATGAGTGAAACTCTGATTACTTTCAAAATTCCTAGGTTATTCTCGTACGAAGAAAAACAAATCAGAGTGCCGTTACCGCTAATTAAAGTTGTAAAGATCCTTAATCAGTACTAAAAAAAGCCAAGGCACTCTCTGCCCTGGCTGTGGTTTATCGCTATCAATATTATACCACAAAGGAGAAAGAGAGTGAACAAAGCTAAGGCTATATTAAAGGATTTGAGAAATTTAGATTTGTACATTGCTAGCTTGATTAGACGTCGAGAAAAAATCGAAGCCTCTTTACTATCTAGTCCAAAGTGGACAGCGGATAAAGTTTCGGGCGGAGCGAAAAAGAAGCAGGATGATGTCTACGTTGAATTGATGGCAACAGCAGATGATATTGAAGCAAAGACTGTCGAAGCAATTAAAAAACAACGCGAACTACAGAGTATGATTGATGGTCTTAGTAATTCAGACTCTCAAACGGTACTCTCTATGGTCTATATAGATAAAATGAGCCCCTGGCAAGTAATGGATGCCCTTAATTGCAGTGAGTCCACCTATTACCGTATCCTACGTGTGGCAACAAGAGAGCTCAACGAAATGACAGTAAATGACAGAGATTTGCAAAAAATACAGTAATTGACAGTGCATGACAGTTTCAACGTGCTATTATTATATCATCAAGAAATTGAGAGGTGCTGTAATTATACGGTGCCTCTTTTGTTTGAGGTAACGATGAGAGCAGACAAGAGCGGAACGCATAGAGTAGCTTTTGAAAAGAATAAGAAGAGAATACTTAAGACTTCAACACATTGTGGAATATGTGGTCAGTTAGTTGATAAGAAATTAAAATATCCAAATCCAATGTGTGCAGTAATCGATCATGTGGTTCCATTAGCAAAAGGCGGTCATCCATCATTGATTGAAAATCTGCAGTTGGCTCACATGTCTTGCAATAGAATTAAATCTGATAAGTTATTCGCAGATAATTCTAAAGCAGAACCAAAAACAGTGGGAAATAGAAATCTTCCTCAGAGTCAAGATTGGTCAAAGTTTATCTGTGCAAAATCTGAAGGGGGGTAGAACCCCACCAATTCGCTCGGCCGGACTTCACGCCGTCACTGTACATTTTTTTTCGCGTTAGGATTAAGTGGTATAGGAGTTATCAAAAATGATAAAAAAATCATGTGCTTTTTGTGGACGAAGCTTCACGGCAGAATCAAAACGGGTTAAATATTGCAGTGATAAATGCCGTAAGGACGGGGCTAGAGACAAACAGCGTAAATTGATGAAACAAAAACGTGCTGACCTCAAAAAGCAAAAATCTAAAAAAGATAATCCTAACAACCAACCAGCCAAAAAACGTAAAAAAAAGAAAAATTTGCTGAAATACTATCAAGATTTTAAAACCAAGATTTTGGCCAATGAAGCTGAGTTTGGTTTTACTAGTCGGACCATTGTCGAAGGTGTGGAAGTCCACGAACCAGACTTTGAAGAGCAAGTGATCAATAAAATTAAGGAGCAATCAAAATGAGTTACAAAGGAATGAGTTATCTCCGAAAGAAGTTAGCTCTATATCAATTAGGAGTTAAGAAACGTTATAGTTTCTATGCTATGGCAGACAGAGATAATACCAAAAGTTTTATCATCCCTGACAATGTCAAAAGCATGTATAACTCGGTTATGGGATGGACGGCTCACAGTGTGGATGCCTTGGCTGACAGAATCATTTTCCGTGAGTTTGCAAATGATGATTTTGAAGCAACCGAAATCTTTGAAGCTAACAACCCAGATATCTTCTTTGACACGGCTATTCAATCAGCCTTGATTGCATCTTGTTGTTTTGTGTACTTGGTCCCAAATCCTGATGGCTTGCCTAAAATGCAGGTCATTGAAGCCAGCAAGGCAACCGGTGTCATTGACACCACAACATTTTTGCTAACTGAGGGATATGCAATCCTAGAAGTGGACGAAAACGACAACCCGGTATTAGAGGCATATTTTACCAAAGATGTGACATGGTATTACCCTAAAGGTGCAAATCCATACAGTATCTCCAATCCGACTGGTCAACCTTTACTAGTACCAATTATTCACAGACCTGATGCGGTCCGTCCCTTTGGTCGCAGTCGAATTACTAGGGCAGGCATGTACAATCAGCTGGCAGCTAAGCGAACCCTAGAGCGTGCAGAAGTGACAGCAGAATTTTACTCGTTCCCTCAAAAATATGTTTTGGGAACTAGTCAAGATGCTGACCCGATGGAGAAGTGGAAAACGACAGTGTCGAGTCTCCTTGAAATTACAAAGGACGACGACGGAGATAGTCCTAATGTCGGTCAGTTTAACACTGCTAGCATGGCACCATTTATTGATCAGTTGCGAATGTATGCATCATTATTTGCCGGTGGAAGCGGTCTGACCATGGATGACCTTGGTTTTCCATCGGATAATCCATCATCTGTCGAAGCTATCAAGGCGGCGCACGAGAATTTGAGGGCTGCAGGGCGAAAAGCCCAACGCTCAATCGCATCTGGTCTGTTAAATGTAGCCTATGTGGCCGTTTGTTTACGGGATAGATACCAATACACCAGAGAGCAGTTCCTCAATACAAAAATCAAGTGGGAACCGCTCTTTGAAGCTGACGCCAACATGTTGACCATGATTGGCGATGGTGCTATCAAACTTAATCAAGCCTTACCTGGCTATATCAACGCCGAAACCATTCGTGATTTGACCGGGATTGAAGGAGATATGTCAGCCACTCCAAAGGTAGCGGAGGTGCTAGCAAATGAATGATGATATCCTACCTAGCTTGCTGAAAGAGGTTCAGGATAAGTTTGAGGTTGCTTATGGAAAAAGTGACATCATCAGCTCTGCTTTTGCCAAACTTAAAAATAAAAAGGCAACCTATGCCACAGCAAATGATTTTGCCATAGAGCTTGGTGACATACTCGCAGAAGCTCTTGGTTCGTCCGTTACGGGCGATAAGTTGCCAGATGGAAAAATGTATTACAATATCGGTCAACGTTTACTGAATGACGTGCTAGGTAAAAATTTTGAGCTTGTGAGTAACTTTTCTGGCGAGGTACAGAAAAATCTTAATGAGCAAGCTAATATTGGTCTTAAAGTTCAAACTCCTGAACTTAATCAGAATAGGATTGATGGTATTGTTAATCGTTTAGATTCTGAGGATAAGTTTGAAGATGTCAAGTGGTTGCTTGGTGAACCGATTGTCAACTTTACGCAGTCAATTGTTGACGACAGTATCAAAGTTAATGCTGAGTTTCATGAAAAAGCTGGTTTAAGACCGAAGATAGTTAGAACATCTGTCAGTAAGTGCTGCAAGTGGTGTCAGAGCCTAGCCCGAAGTTATGATTATCCAAATGTTCCACATGATGTTTATCGTCGTCATCAAAATTGTAGATGTACTGTTAATTACAAACCTGGTGATGGAAGAAGACAAAATATCTGGACTAAAAAGGTTGTAAAACCTGTTGATAGTGCTATAATTGAGGTAAGGAAAAGCCTTAATTTAAAACCTGTTTATGATACCAGTCGTTACGCTCACAATATAGACGGAACCGTTAAAGTTAGCCGTACAGTTGAAAGACGAATACCGAATGATGTAAAACCATTTGAAGTGATTGATGTTATCAATACTAAAGGTGTTTCTAGTCGGACCTATATTGATGAATACGGTCGCCGTGGCATGCGTATTGATACCTCTGACCATGGACAACCTAAATATCATCCAATGGGTGCTCATAAACACATCATTGAATACGACGAAAATGGGAACTATTTAAGTGATGGAAAGCCGACTGTATTATCTCAAAAGGATAGAAAGGAGAGCAGGGATATATTATGACAAAAGAAGAAATTAAACAATACCTGGATGCAGATCTTGAATTTTATTATAATGGCCAAGGAGCTTGCTTTTTACCGAGTATTTGTGTAGTAGGTTATGACAACAAAGGACAACAGTTTGACAGCATTGACAAAGCAATGGACGCTAAGGTTTTCGATGGAAAAAGTTTAGTGGATATTTGGGACGAAGTATTGCCACAAGTATCTTAATAAATAATACTCAGCACCGTAGAGGTGCTTTTTTGTTGCAAAAAAGAAAGGAGATGTGAATGTTACGTCACTACATTACCAAATACAAAGAAGGCGACCGCTATTATGCTGAAAGTTGGTTGCAACTCGAATTATTTGGCAAGGTCTGGTGTTTTAGCTGTAAAAAAATCGATGTCACGCTGAGATTTTAGGGAGGTGACCTGACATCTTGAAAGCAGGAAAGACTGCACTAATCGAATAACTTAACCGTATAGAATCCCATGTGGTTTTTATTTTGCCCTGTCGCATGGCTAAAAACTAGGCAATAACGATTGAAAGGATAAGCTATGGTTACTAAGACGAAAACAAGGCTTGGCAATCAGCGTCCAACTCAATCGGTAACTTTACATTATGCTGAAAGTCTGGCCCATGAGGCTATAGAACTTTATCAGAAAACAGGTCGCAGCTGTTATCCTTGGCAGGTCAATTTGCTTGAGCATATCATGGGAATTGATACCGAAGGCCTTTGGGTACATCAGAAATACGGCTATGCTATTCCACGGCGAAACGGTAAGACAGAAGACGTCTATATGCTTGAGTTGTGGGCTTTGCACCATGGATTGAAAATCTTGCACACTGCACACAGAATCAGCACGTCTCATTCTTCTTTTGAAGCGTTAAAAAAACTTCTGGAGGACATGGGATACGTGGATGATGTTGACTTTGTCTCTAACAAGGCAAAGGGGCAGGAACGGATTGAGTTTAAATCTACTGGGTCAGTGATACAATACCGAACTCGGACAGCCAATGGCGGTCTTGGTGAAGGTTTTGATTTGCTGATTATAGATGAAGCTCAGGAATACACAGCCGAACAAGAATCAGCTTTGAAATACACGGTAACGGACAGTGATAACCCTATGACGGTTATGTGTGGAACACCACCAACCATGGTATCAACAGGAACTGTTTTTACCAATTACCGAACAAAGGTTTTAGCCGGCAAAAGCGAATACTCGGGTTGGTCTGAGTGGTCAGTAGAAGACATCAAGGATGTCAACGATACTGACTCATGGTATTTGACCAATCCGTCTCTTGGTTATCACTTAACCGAGCGTAAAATCAAGGCTGAAATTGGAGATGACGAACTTGACCATAATATTCAGCGTTTAGGTTACTGGCCAAGCTTTAACCAAAAATCTGCTATCTCTGAAAATGAGTGGAAGAGGCTTGAGGTTGAGGCGGTGCCAGAGCTAACAGGAAAACTATTCGTTGGTATCAAGTATGGTCAAGATGGGGCAAATGTGTCTATGGCTATTGCAGCACGAACGGACGACAAGAAAATCTTCACTGAAGTGATTGACTGTCAATCTGTCCGGAATGGCATGCAGTGGATCATCAACTTTTTGCAAACCGCAGACATTGAGAAGGTTGTGGTTGATGGAGCGAACGGGCAAACACTATTAGCAAACGAAATGAAAGATTTCAAACTTAGGAAGCCAATCATGCCGACAGTCAGCGAAATCATCACGGCCAACTCTGTCTGGGAACAAGCTATTGTTCAGGAAACTCTAAGACATGCTAACCAGCCTTCTTTGACTGATGTTGTGACCAATTGTGATAAACGGAATATAGGCTCGAACGGGGGATTTGGTTACAAGTCCCTTTATGATGACCGAGACATCAGCTTAATGGATAGTGCTTTGCTAGCGCACTGGGCTTGCTACATGACGAAGCCTAAAAGAAAGCAAAGAATCAGTTATTAAAAGTAGCATCCAGAAATTGGGTGCTTTTTTAATGCACAAAAATTACCGAACGCACGGGAAAATGCGGAGAAAGGACGTTAATTATGTCATTTAAACCAATTGAAACACAGGAAGAACTTGATCGCATTATCGGTGAACGCTTAGGGCGTCAAAAAGAAAAATACGCTGATTATGATCAGTTGAAAAATCGTGTTTCAGAACTTGAAAAAGAAAACGGTGTGTTGAAATCTGCAGCTGAATCAACTAAAGCAAGTACATCTGATTTTGAAAAACAAATTGCAGAGCTGCAAGCTCAAGTCAAAACTTACGAAGGCAAAGACTTGCGCTTGCGTGTAGCAGTTGCCAATGGCTTACCGATTGAACTTGCTGACCGTCTCGCAGGAGATGATGAGGAAGCCATCAAGGCAGATGCCGAACGTTTGGCTAGCTTTATGAAGCCGACAGAACCAACACCGCCAATGGCATCAACGGAGCCGAATGTAGGAAGTGGCTCTGCAGAAGATGAAGCTCTGAAAGGGATGCTTCGTAAAATGAGAGGAGAATAACAGATGGCAACATTGCGATCAGGGGATATGTTCCCAGAACAAACAGTAAAAGATATTTTTAGCAAAGTAAAAGGACACTCTACACTAGCTAAACTTTCGACACAAGAGCCTATTCCATTCACAGGAACAGATACATTTGTTTTTAACTTGGAAGGCAATGCTGAGATTGTTGGTGAAGGCGAGCCATCAAATGCAGGCAACGCTACAATGAAGCCTAAAGTAATTAAACCAGTTTTAATTACTTATCAGGCGCGTGTATCAGAAGAATTTGTTAAATGCTCAGAAGAAAAACAGCTTAATTACCTCAAATCGTTCATTGATGGGCTTGCTAAGAAAGTTGCTCAGGCAATTGATATTGCCTCATTCCATGGATTGGAACCAAAATCAATGACTGCAGCTTCGTTTAAAGAAACAAACTCATTTGATGGCTTGATTACTGGAAATGTCGTTGAATATGATGCAAACACAATTGATGAATGTATTGACGCAGCGGTAGCTACGGTTACAGCGAATGAGGGCGAAGTCAACGGTATCGCACTTTCCCCAGCGGCTGGTGCAGCACTTGGAAAAATCAAAGTCAATGGTGTTGTTCAATATCCTGAATACCGTTTTGGCCAAAACCCTGAAGCATTCTACGGAATGAAATCAGATGTCAATAAAACATTAGCTACAGTTGCTAGCGGAGCTAAGAAAGATTTCGCCATTGTCGGTGACTTTGAAAATGCACTTAAATGGGGATATGCTGAAAACATTCCGCTTGAAATTATTGAATTTGGTGATCCAGATGGCGCCGGTCGCGACTTGAAACGCTACCGTGAAGTTTGCTTGCGTACTGAAGTATACGCAGGTTGGGGAATTCTTGACCCAGAATCATTTGCACGTGTGGAGGGATAACATGGAATATATCAACAAAAAAACAAACGCAACTGTTGAAACAGATGCAAAACTAGCTGGAGACTGGGTGCCTGCTTCCGAATTTGAAAAAGCCATTGAAAATCTAACTGTTCCACAGCTCAAGGCAAAACTTGATGAACTCGGCATTGAGTACAACAAGAAAGCCCAGAAGGCAGAACTTTTAGAATTGCTGGAAGCTGCTAAATCAGAAGTGGAGTAGTCCATGGAACCATTCGCTACAATCGAAGACTTGTCCACATTGTGGCGGGGACTAAAACCGGCTGAAACCAAGAGAGCAGAGGCGCTTTTAAAAGTCGTCTCCGACTCTCTTAGGGTTGAGGCTGAGAAAGTAGGTAAGGACCTCGACAAGATGGTCGAAGCAAAGTCTTATTTCGCCACAGTGGTCAAGTCTGTGACTATTGATGTTGTCGCACGTACCCTCATGACATCAACAGACCAAGAGCCGATGACTCAATTCAACGAGTCAGCCCTTGGCTACTCTGTCTCTGGGTCTTATCTGGTCCCTGGTGGCGGTCTCTTTATCAAAGACTCGGAACTTAAACGCTTAGGTCTGAAAAAGCAAAGATTTGGGGTGATTGAACTTTATGACAAGGATTAAAGGTATACCAATTGTCTTGATTGACAAACAGATCATTGGCAAGGATTCATTTGGTCATCCAAAGACTACAGATGTTGAGATTGTGGTTGATAATGTTTTAATTGCGCCTGCAACAACCGAGGACATTACAAACCAAATCAATCTGACTGGTAAAAAAGTAGTCTATACACTTGCAATTCCTAAAGGCGATGTTCACAACTGGACGAACAAGGAAGTTCGTTTTTTCGGTCAGCGATGGCGAACAGTTGGTGAACCGCTGGAAGGCCTTGACCATCTGATCCCGCTTGAATGGAATAAGAAAGTGCAGGTGGAACGGTATGGCTAGCATGAGATTTAAGTTGAATCGTTCAGGTGTTCGTGAGTTGATGAGGTCGCCTGAGATGCAGGCAGTTTTAACAGACAAAGCCAATGGCATTCGAAATCGTGCTGGTGCTGGATATGAGTCGGACATTTTTGTCGGAAAGACTCGTGCCAATGCTATGGTTTATGCGGATAGTATTAAAGCTAAGCGGGACAACAAGCAGCACAATACCTTGCTGAAGGCGGTGAAATCATGATTGAGATTATTTGCTTAAACTTCTTATCTGAACATCTGCCTGTGCCTGTCTATACGGAGCACGAAAAAGTAATGCCGGATAGCTTTGTGGTCTTTGAAAAGACCAGCGGTGGCAAGAAGAACCATCTGAATCAAGCAACTTTAGCAATACAATCTTATGGGCAGTCTTTGGAAGAGGCTGCCTTTTTGAACGAAGAAGTCAAACAAGCTGTTGAGAAGATGGTGGAATTGCCGTCTATCAGCAGGGTTGAGTTGAACTCGGACTATAATTTCACAGATACGGAAACAAAACGCTATCGCTATCAAGCGGTAGTAGATTTTATTTATTTTTGAAAAGGAGAAAATTGAATGGCAGATGCAAAACTTGTGTCGTCAGCAAAGCCTGATATTGCTGGGGCGATTTCCTCAGCTCCAACGGGAACGAGCTTGCCGACCAATGCGACTACTAAGCTAAACACGGCTTTTAAAAACTTAGGCTACATTTCAGAGGATGGCTTGACTAACGAGGACACTCGTGAATCGGAAGAACTGAAAGCCTGGGGCGGTGATGTGGTTGATACTCCTCAAACAGGAAAATCAGACAAATTTACCTACACACTCATTGAGGTGTTAAATGTGGATGTCTTAAAAGAGGTCTATGGTCCTGAAAATGTGAAAGGCGACCTTGAATCAGGGATTGCTGTGGAGGTCAACTCTAAGGAATTGCCAGTGCATCCATTGGTGGTTGATATGTTGCTGAAAAATGGAGCGAAGAAGCGAATCGTCATCCCAAATGCTAAGGTGCTGGAAGTTGGGGAGATTACCTACGCCGACAGTGACTTGGCTGGTTATGAAACAACTATCCAAGCTCTGCCAGATAGCAAAGGCAATACACACTATGAGTACATTAAGGGAGCTAGCGAGTCAACAGGAACAAGCTCGCCATCGTCATCGTAAGGAGGTTTGAATGTTTGAAGTAAAAACTAGTACAGGTCTTGTGCTTAGCATTGACCAAGACCGTTTGGAAAACTATGAGCTTTTTGAGGCAATCGCTGCTGAAGAATCTGGAGACAGCGGTGCCATGATTCGGATTGTCAATTTGTTACTCGGTGACGAAGCGAAGAAACTCAAGGACCATGTCCGTACAGAAAAAGGGCTGGTGCCTATTTCTGCTCTTGGTGCCGAAATCAAGGATGTCTTTGAACAAGTCAAAGACTTAAAAAACTCGCAATCCTCGCCAGAATGATTGCGGCAGATGAGGATGCTCTTGTCTGTGATTTGGCTGAAACCTATGGCATATATGATTATCGACAGCTACCTGTTTTGCGGGTAGCTGTTTTTGCTTGTGGCTTAAGTGAAAAATCACGGATTAAGAAGGTCTTGTCTGGTCAGAAGGAAGACTTGGATACTCTGCTGCTTGCAGGTATCTATGATACGGTTCGTTTGCTCTTTTGGGCTAAAACCAAGGACGGACAAGCTGGACGGAATCGTCCAAACTCTGTCGCTCAAGCCTTGGAAGGGTCGAAAGTGGAACGTGAGGAACGTGTCTTTTCTTCTGGTGAGGAGTTTGAACGTGCTATGCGTGCGCTAGAAATAGAGATTGGAGGTGAGGAGCATGGCGACTGATTTAGGTTCTGCTTATGTGCAGATAGTCCCGTCCGCAAAAGGCATTAGCGGTTCAATATCAAAATTATTGGGTGGTGAAGTTGATAGCGCTGGTAGGTCAGCTGGGTCAAGCCTTGGAGCCTCGCTCGTCTCTGCTTTAAGTGGTGCACTTGCGGCTGCAGGAATCGGGAAAATAATTGGTTCTGCTTTGAGTGCTGGTGCTGATTTGCAACAATCTTTCGGTGGTCTGGATACTATCTATGACGGTGCACAAGAATCTGCTAAGAGGTTTGCGCAAGAAGCTTACAAGGCAGGTGTTTCTGCAAATACATACGCAGAGCAAGCTGTATCCATGGGTGCGAGCTTAAAACAATCACTTGGTGGTGATTCGACCAAAGCGATTAACATGGCTAACAAAGCTATCATGGACATGACAGACAACGCTGCGAAAATGGGAACGGACATCGGCGTCATACAACAGACTTATCAAAGTCTTTCTCGCGGAAACTATGCCATGCTGGACAATCTTAAGCTCGGCTTTGGTGGCACAAAGTCAGAAATGGAACGATTATTGAAGATTGCTGAAGGCTTGCCGTCTGCGATGGGGCGTAAATTTGACATCAGCAACTATGCGGATGTTGTCGAAGCTATCCACCTTGTGCAAGAAAGCATGGGGATAGCTGGAGTTGCAGCTGCCGAAGCTCAGAATACTTATTCAGGGTCCTTAGCTGCTATGAAAGCGAGTTGGGAAAATACACTGGCAGGCTTGTCCTTGGGCGAGAATATAGCTCCGCAATTACAAGCCTTGGCAACGACGACTTCTAATTTCTTATTTGGAAATTTCTTTCCCATGGTTGGTAATATCTTCAAGGGTTTGCCGACAATGCTTGGGACTATTCTTGGAGACGGTTTAGGTAGAGTCTTTGGTGGAGAAGTGTCTGGGAAGGTCATGGGTGAGTTAAATAAGCTAAACGAAATCATCTTGACATTTTACGATATGACTTATGGTTCCTTGAGCGCGAAAGACAATATCGATATGCTCGAAAAGGTTGGCTTTAGTAAAGAAACTGCTTCAAAGATTGTGTCTTTATCCGGTCAAATTGGGTCGGTCATTACGTCGTTTTATGACATGATTTTTGGGTCGTTGAGTGAAAAAGACAATATTGATTTTATGGCTCAAATGGGGGTCGATGAAGGTACTGCAACAACGATTGTCAATTTTGCAAATACAATTCGAACTGGCTTTGAGGGCGTTTGGTCTACTGTACAGACATTATTTGGACAAGTTCCTGGTTTCTTCTCTTCGATTATTGGAGCGATTGGACCAATCATAACGACTATCATGGATGGGATTTCGAGGATGGACTTTTCGGGAATTCAGACTTTGATTGAATCTGTATTACCTGCAGTTCAAGCTGGTTTTCAAAATTTTATGGCTATCGTCAGTCCTGCGATTGATTCGGTCGTCCAATCCTTTGTGTCCATGTGGAACGCTGCACAGCCTTTGATTGATATTCTGAGCGGGGCTTTGATGCCTGTTTTTCAAATACTAGGGTCGTTTCTTGGCGGTGTTGTAAAAGGAACTCTTGAAGGTGTCGGATTTGCTTTTGATGCTTTAAAAGTGGCTATCGAGTTCCTGACTCCTGTGGTCGAATTTTTAGTACAGGCTTTGAATTTCGTTCAGCCTGTGCTGAGCACAATTGCTGAATGGGTTGGCGTAGCCATTGGAATGTTTGGCAATTTGGGGACAGCTGGCCAAGGTTTGAGTGCTTTTATCAAATCAGCATGGACCAATATCCAGTCAGCTATTCAAACAGCTGGGAATATCATCCGAACGGTCATTGACTGGATCAAATTGGCATTTTCTGGCGCTGGAAATGCTGTTGGTGTGCTTAAGAATGTCTTTTCCTTGGCTTGGATGGGCATTCAAGATGCCATTCAAGTTGCGAAAGGTATCATCGACGGAGTAATATCAGGCATCAAAGGTGCATTCAAAGGATTCCAAAGTGTCGTATCTAGCGTTGGTAGCGCTGTCGGTGGGATCATTGGCAATATTACATCAACCATTACTGGGCTTGCAAACATCGACATTTCAGGCGCGGGTGCAGCAATAATGGACGGTTTTTTGGGCGGTTTGAAATCTGCCTGGGGAGCAGTCACGGACTTCGTAGGCGGTATCGCTGGATGGATCGCTGAAAACAAGGGGCCTATCTCTTATGACCGAGTACTTTTGAAACCTGCTGGTCTTGCCATCATGGATGGCTTGAATACGAACTTGAAAGTTGGTTTCAAGGATGTGATGGGAACCGTTTCTGGCATGGCTGGAGCGATTGCCAAACCTTTTGAAAATCAATCCTTGGCTTATGATATGACTTCAAGTGCATCGGTGGATGTACGTCGAAACTTGTTATCATCATCTGGTGATTTGGCTGGAAATGATGGCGGAAATAGTTTAGCTGCTCGTCTGGCTAACATCGAGCGATTCCTGTCCGCTTTGGTGGATAAGGAGTTGGCAGTTTATTTGGATGGTGAGAAATTGGCTCAGAATAGTTACATGCATCAAGGAGCGATTATGGCAAGGGAGGGGATTTAATGAACTATATGATTATCAATGATTTAAACACCCTGACCTTGGCAGATTGCCATGTCCTTGACTTTGGTAAGGCTCAGGCATCGATTGAGCGGTCTGAACAAGTCGAGGTCTTCGGTGCCAATGGTCAACTACATGTCAGCGAGGGTGCGTACGATGGCTACAACAGGACATTTATCATCACGCTACGGCATTTGACAGATGCTATGCGCTTGATTGAGGTTTTTCAGTCGGAAAATAATACGGTGGAATTCGGCTATCTGAGGGATAGCCTTTTCTACTGTGATTTGGTGTCTAGTAGCTATATGCCACTCGGGCCACATCGTTGGAAGGTGGAAATTACGGTGTCCATGCATCCGTTCCGTTATATCAAAAATCCAGCAGATGTCATTTTGACCTCATCAGGTTCTGTGCAGAATCCAGGTACGGTTTATTCAGAGCCAGTCATTATTATTGAGGGTTCTGGTCGTGTGACCTTGACTATTGGTCAGCAGGTCATGGAATTAGATTTGGATACTCGGGCGACTATTGACTGTCGGCATAAGCGGCAAAATCTCTATGACAAGAATGGTTCTGTAAAGAATACCATTCGCAAGCGTGGTCCGTTTTTTGAGATACCTGTTGGAAGAAGTGGTATTGCAACAAGTGGAACTGTCTCAAAAATAACAATCAAAGGGAATTGGAGGTACAAGGTTTGATTTATCTAAAAGACGGTAACATCCCGCTCAATCTTGCTTACGATGATGACATCGTGCAGGAAGCCAATAGCACCTACCAACTATCTTTTAAATTTCCTTTGACGGATGGTAAGTGGAATCTGCTTAGACGAGAAGTCTTTCTGTTGGCTGATGATCTGCACGGTGAGCAGGAATTTTTTATTTTTGAAGTAAAAAAAGCCAAAGGCCATGTGCAGGTCTATGCTAAGCAGGTTGCAACACTCTTGAATTACTACTCTATCAACTCTATTTCGGTTGACAGGGTACCAGGGCAGACGGCTATGACTGCTTTGGCAGGTAGCGTTAAGCGACCATGTCCATTTACGTTTTTTAGTGACATTTTAGATCGTCATACTTTTAACGAGTCCAATGTTTCGGTTATGGATGCTTTGGTCAAGGACAAACACTCTATTGTTGGTCAGTGGGGTGGTGACTTGGTGCGGGATAAGTATCAGGTCAAGCTACTGAAGAATGGTGGCATTGAAAATGAGTCGCTGTTTATGTACAAAAAGAATCTCAGTAGCTACGAAGAATCTGAAAATATTAACAACTTAAAGACACGACTGCATCTCAAAAAGACAATCCAAGGACAGTCTGAGGGTGAGGCAGACCGTGTTATTGCTGTGACAGTGGATAGTCCGTTGATTGGGCAATATCGTCAAATCTACGAAACAGATATTGAGGTCAATGACCAAGATGCAACAGACGAAGCAAGCCTTTTAGCTTATGGGAAGAGGTATTTTAGCTCGACTCTTTGTGATTTGGTTGAAAATTCTTTCAATCTAGATGTCAAAGGTAAGTCCGATGTATCTGTTAAGATGTTCGACACGGTAAGTGTATTCCACGAACGATTCGATGTGGATTTGCGTTTGAAAATTACTAGTTACCATTTCGGACCGATGTCTAAGCGATTGAAGTCAATCGGTTTTGGCAAGGTGTCGCAGTCGTTCGGCTCTACAGTGGCTAGTGTGGTAGCTGGCAGTGTTGACAAAGCAACTGGAAGATTGTCAGCATCCTTTGAACAGAAACTGCAGAAGGAGATTGATAATGCAAACCGTCATTTCGACGCTGAATTTGAAAAGCGAGTTGAATCCATCAACGACGGCATCGAGCAGTCAAAAGCAGAAGCAGAAGCCTATGCAGATAACATCAAGCAACAGATAGATGGACAGCTCGCTGATTCGGACCGTCAATATCAACTTGCCCAGCAAGCCCAAGACCGTCAAATCGCAGATGTACTAGCTAAGGCTACTTCGACTAAAGAAATAGCTGAACAAACTGCAACAGATTTAATGCGGGTACGAAACGCATTTAATCAATCCATTGGTCAAGTTAATATCAAAGCGCTCGAATTAGAGCGGTCTATTGGTACAATTCGGACAGATGTTATGTCTCAGGCGCAGACTATACTTGCTCAGGCGCAAGCACAGACGGCTTTGACCAATCGTGTGACGACAGTTGAAACTCTGGCAGATGGTACGAGGTCAACAGTCGCAGAGCTGTCACGAACCGTGCAGGAAGCTACGCAGAATATTACTAGCGTTACCAATCGGACAAGGACGGTAGAAGACACTCTGAGCCAAACGAGGACCCAATATGAGGCTCTGACGCAGACTGTCAATACCCAGACAGGGCAGATTGATAGCATCAATCGTAAGACTGCTGACTTGCAGAGTGGAATTGACGGGGTGACGGAGCGGTTTGAGAGTTTGCAGGTTGGTGGGCGAAACTATATCCGTGATTTTGGTTTTGCTAATCTGGGCAGGTTGTTTGCCAACACATCCAGCTGGAAGTTTGAGCGAGTAGTGGATGCTATGGCAAAAAGTGGCTATCACCTGAAAGCGACTTGTACAGGTGCTGGCACAGGCGGTATGGTGGCTGACTTCTTTGACCTTAGAGGCGCCGACTGGCAAGGTAAGATGATGACGTTTGCGGTGGATATCAAGTGTTCGAAACCTGTCCGCCTAAAGTATGGTTGTGAAGCGTTTGAAGATGCAAGTAGCCAATTGATTGACGTGACGACAGGTTGGAAGCGGTATACAAGCAGTCGTAAGGTGCAATTTAACCGTTGGCATAACTTTGCTTTTTATCTTCAGGTCGGTCATTGGGAGGTTGGAGATGTGCTCTATATCCGTGACCCGCAGTTGGAAGATGGGAATATTGCTACGACACCACACGCTGCCGAAGAAGACCTACGCTCAGAAATTGCAACTTACAAGCGTACTGCTGAGGAATCTAGCGCTGAGTTATCCCGTCAAATCCAACTGGCAGATGGCAAGGCTGTTGAAGCCAAGACCTACGCCCAGCAGACAGCGACACAGCTTTCAACTCGCTTGTCAAGCCTTGAGACTTACAAGGACAGCGAAAGTACACGAGCCAGCCAATATCTGACGGCTAGTCGGGAGGAGACAGCGAGACAGTTGGAGGCAGAGCGAACGTTAATCTCAGCTAACTACGTGGCTAAATCGACCTACACAGAGGATGCCCGTGGCACTACTCAAAAACTTAATGAGATTAAGTCAACAGCTGACACTACCAAGCAAAATCTAGCGACCTATCAAAATACAGTTGATGGGAAGTTGGAAGAGTTAACCTCAAGTACGCAGTCACTCGACGGTAGAATCAATACTGCAAGTGCCAAAATCACTCAAAATGCACAAGAGATTAACAAGCGATTGACTAGTACACAAGTCGAGTCGGCTATTACTGGCAAAGGCTATCAGACTAAGAGTGATGTTGATAGTAATATCACTGGCCGTGGCTATATTACAAGTAGCGCATTGCAACCTTATGCGCTATCTACGAATGTGCAAAATCTTGTACAAGAGACGGCTGATAGTTTTAGTCGGACGATAAGTGAGACGAAAGCGCTGATACCGACATCCGTTTCACACCGTAATTTGATAGCTGGCACTTCAGACAGATGGGGGGCTTATCAGACAATAAATGCCAATAGTAACTGGGTAGCCTCTTTAGGAAGGGTGCAATTTGGAGATAGTAGTGGTATTTATGCTGGGTCAAAAGTTCATTTATATGTCCACATCTCAGCGGATGAGATTACCTTTGACCCTGCGGTGACGACTCGTACTATAAAAATCCAAGGTCCAATCTTGCATAGTCAAAATGTTTGGGTATGGGCCAACTCGCATTTGTACCACCCTTTCTATAATAAATGGAGTAGCAATCTGACAACGGGTAATAATTATCGATTGATAAAACTGACCTCCACCATTACTCAAGAGATGTACCAACAGTCAAAAGGTTTTGAACTACAAGTCAGAATTGATGGAGTAAAAACTGGCAAGTTCCATGTGAGAGCTTTAATGGTATCAACTGGTGATATCTTTCCAGACTATTGGACGCCTTCGTTAGAAGACCTCGCCACCGTCACGGCCCTGCACAATGTCACAGACACAGTCAGCAGTCACACACGGACCATTTCGGCGCTTGACAGCTCAGTCAGTCAAGCTATACAGACTGCTACTGGTATTTTGAGTAGGGTAGGGACGCTGGAATCAAATGTAGCTGACAAATCATCAGTATCCGCTGTCCAAAACCAGGTCAGCCAGTTGGCTGGGTCTTGGGCAGTCCAAAACTTGACTAGTAGCGGTCAGATATTAAACCAATTTAACTTACTTGCCAACGGCGCCAACAGAATCGACGGTCGATTGACGCACATCACAGGTCAAACTTTGATTGACAATGGTGTTATCAACAATGCAATGATTGGCAATTTAGACGCTGGGAAAATCACAACTGGTACGCTGGATGCTGCGCGGATTAAAGCGGATAGTATCGATGGTAGTAAGATGGTCTTTGACCAAGCGTTTGTCAACAAGATGACCGCAAACGAGGCATACTTGCAACAACTGTTTGCTAAAAATGCTTTTATCATGAGCGTCCAGGCCGTGGCTGTGTCAGCTAAGCAGATTGCTGGTGGTATTGCTAAGGCTCTCAACGGTGGTATGGATGTCAATTTCGACGAAAGCAAAATTAACTTTTACACAAACGTAGCTGCAATAAGACGTATCTATACTGGACACCCTACTCAATTTATAAAATTCGAAACTGAAGGGAATTACTCGCGAACAATCATCGGGAGCAACCGGAACGGAGGAGAAGTTTTTAATTCGGCGACATTTGCAGGGATTGTTGTAGAAAACACAAACAACATAAACACAGAAGACAATGTGAGGATTTATGGAGATAACACGCTATTAAGACATGCACAAGGCGATGTCGGTTGGAATATCAATTCTGTCACTCAACGTATAGTCCCTGCAAACATCAACGCAGAGTCCGAAATTTGGTCTAAGCACTTTGTGGCTCCAGATAAAAATTCGAAGCCTGTCCGATTGGATACAGCGGTGGCAGCGTTATGGGACATATGGAATCACATTATTTACAACAACTTTGAGTTTAACGAAGCGCTTCGTACACACATAAAAGCTAGACGGGACAACTGGAAATTTGAATTAAATTTATAGGAGAAATTATGAACCAAGACCAAATCACACAAGCTCTACGCTTGACTAATAACGACCTCGTGGCAAAATTGTCAGAGGAGATGACAACTAAGAATCTGTTAGCTGTACAGCTGACAGAAGCACAGCAGATTATCACGCAACTGCAAGCAGAGATTGCAGATTTGACTCAGCAACTGGACGAAGCTACTAAACCAGCGGACGAAATCATCGAAGGAGAATAATCATGACTCAAACTACAGATAACACATTGCTTAATTTGGAAGAAACAACACAACCATTTGACCTTGCGACTGCACTCGTTTACATGAAAGAGCACGGAGAGTTTATCCGTTGTAAGTCAGCAAATCAAGACTTTTATATGTATCGCGACGTGCAGAAACGTCCTGCAATCGTAAACGGTCGTCGCAAATTTGTCGACGTGGAAACTATCTGGGCTTTTAACCAATGGGGCGGTACCGCTGCGACAATTAATATTGCTGACATGCTCAATGAAGAGTATTGGATCATGAAATTTGATGAAAACGGGAATCCAGACTGGACAGATCCGACCGTTGGGGCATAGCCTATGCCAGGACAAGATATCGTTAGAGAGGCAATCAAAGCCTCTTGGACAATAGATAAAATCGCGGGGGTGGTTGTCGTCATCCTCGCGATAATGCTTGTCTCGATGGTTGTCAGTCAAAATGCCCATGTCAAGCGATTGATTAATAATTTCCAAAAAACCAATGATGCTTTGATGGAGACTAACCGTCGAATCGCTAGCGACAATCAGCGTCACATGGAACATTTGACAACAGCGGTCAATAATTTGGCAAGTGAGACACGTAATGATATTGCGGATTTAAAAGAGCAGGTCTCAGAGCTCAAAGAGGAGGTAAGAGACCAACGAATGATGCCGTAGGAGGTAGAATATGGAACATTTAACAGAGCTTATTTTAGGCACAGCGACAGGGATTTTTGGTATTGTTGGAGGCATGATTGTCCACGAGGTCAAAAAGTATCTGATTGCCAAGGGTGGTAAGCGAGCGGTCGAAATTACAGAGATTCTGGCACGGAACGCTGTTAATGCAGTTGAACAAATCGCCAAGCTAGACCAGGACAAGCATGTAGACAAGCTAGACATGGCTAAACGTCGCGTAACAGGTCAGCTTGCTAAATACAACATCTATATGACTGATACACAGTTAGAAACCTTTATCGAATCAGCAGTGAAGCAAATGAACGATGCGTGGAAGGAGGCTGACAAATGACAACAGTAAATGAAGCACTTAGCAATGTAAGAGCCCAGGTCAGGTCCGGTGTGTCTGTGGGGAATGGCGAATGTTATGCTTTGGCTAGCTGGTATGAGCGAATGATTAGTCCAGATGCCACGGTCGGTCTTGGGGCTGGTGTGGGTTGGGTCAGCGGTGCAATTGGTGACACCATTTCAGCCAAAAACATTGGCTCATCGTATAATTGGCAGGCGAATGGTTGGGCTGTGTCCACATCAGGACCATTTGTGGCTGGCCAAATTGTGACATTAGGGGCGACAGCGACTAATTCATACGGCCACGTCGTAATTGTAGAGGGGGTCAATGGCGACCAACTTACAATCCTTGAGCAAAATATGTATGGCAAGCGGTACCCTACCCGCAACTACTATAGTGCTGCTAGCTACCGTCAACAGGTTGTGCATTACATCACACCGCCTGGAACGGTCACGCAGACAGCACCGACATCAGCAGGTGCCCGTACATACCATGAGACAGGCACCATGACCGTGACGGTAGATGCAATCAATGTCCGTCGTGCTCCGAACACATCCGGTCAGATTGTTGCAACATACAAGCGTGGCGAATCATTTGACTATGACACAGTCATCATTGATACTAATGGTTATGTTTGGGTGTCTTATGTTGGTGGCAGTGGCAAACGTAACTACATGGCCACTGGTGCGACTAAAGACGGCAAACGCTTTGGAGGTGCTTGGGGTACATTTAAATAGTTTTCAGCCCAGCAAACGCTGGGCTTTTTTTCGTGCTCAAGATAATCTCAAAATACAGTAAAATACAGTAAAATACAGTAGTCTATTCGTTCAAAATAGCCATTTTGGCAATAATGGTTGCGAGATTTGATTTCTATTTTGACAAAACGGGCAAAATGACAAAGTAGCAAAAACCCTCAGCGATTTGCTGGCGGCTTTGTGATTTTTTTTCTAAAGTGGTATAATGATAGTGAAATTTAGGTACTCAAAAAAAGCGGAAAAAATTTGCCCCTGGAACAAATTATGGATGTAAGGGGCAAAAAAGGGGCATAAGTTCAAAACTTACCAATTCTCATGAGTGAAATAAATTTAGTTTTACTACTTATAAAGGCTTATATTGACAATATTTTTACTATTATATATCATTGAAATATTTCGTTCATTTAAAGACGCTGTAAAATAAAACAGTCTGGGGATAGACTGTTTTATCCCTCGCTTAAAAACAAAAGAGCGAGGCTAAGCATCAAAAAGCCCGTCATATCAAGCTTTCTAGCTTGTCCGACGGGCTTTTTTTCTACTATTTGTCAAGTCCATCAAGGTATTTGACGAAAAATATTTTGAGTTCAATAGTCAAAATAAGGAAATTGTTTTATTTTGGACTACATTTTAGTGTAAAAAGTGCATACAAAACCAACACCTTATGTTGAAATTTTTTGATAAGGTGTTACAATGATAGAGCATAAACAGTTTTACCGATTTTGGGTTGAAGCGTAATCGTAAAGTTTGTTATGCATAATGAGGTAATACATTGTCCGAATGAGACGATGTATGGAGGCAATCGTGTGCGGCTTCGTTGAAGTCGTTTGCGATTGTCTTTTTCGTTTCTCATAAAAGTCTGCGATATGGCAAGGATTGGTATGACTGACTGAAGCGATATTGTGGATACACTTGAACAGAATCTTTCTAGCGTAGGGATTGCCACGCTTGGTAATGTGTTCCTTAGCGAGGAAGTTACCAGATTCATAGTGTCTCAGGTCAATACCGATAAAGGCATTGATTTGGTTGGCAGACTGAAAACGGCGAATATCTCCCAGTTCACCAATAATACTTGTTGCAGTAGTCTCAGCTATTCCAGGAATAGAGAGCAGAATGTCATATTCAGGTAATGGCTGAGCTAGTTCCACCATTTCGTCTAAGACAGCTTGTCTCTGTTCATAAAGTCTAAGCAATTCTTTTGCATAGTAACGGACCTCTTCCAGTATTGGAGAGGTTTTCTTGACGGCACAATAAGATTGATTAGCTAGTGCTATAAGCTTCTCGGCTAAGTAAGCCAC